TCATGCGGAGGCGTGGTGCGCAAGCTGCCGGCGGACATCGCGGCGAGGGCTTCGGAACTCAAGCCCGGTCGCGGTGCGGGCGAAGGCGCGGGTGGCGTGAGCAAGGGCTGGGTGCTCGTCTGTCCCGGGCGGTGCGTAGACCGTCATGGACTCCCCGGGCCCGAGTGCGTGAGGGAAGCTCTGGACGCCGATACCGTACGGGGCGAACAGAAAGACCTGCCCACGCGGACGCCTGAGCAGGATGCCGACCTGCGAGACGGACACGGGAACGAAACCGGTGTTGGCAATCTCGATGCAGAACCCTGAGTCGCCGTATCCGGTGAGCCATCCCTTGACGTTGACGCGAAGGCGGGGGCGGTCCTTGGCGAGGGCGCGCAGGGTGTTCAGAAGTCCTAGAACAGCGCCGAGGACGGCGATCGCGAGCGTGATGTCGTCGCGGGTTACGGTCAAGGTCATTGCGCATGTGTTCATGGTGAAAATCATAGCACGGATAAGAACGGCACGGAAGGGCGGAAAAATGAGTGATCTGGGCGACAGGGCGATCGAGAGATGGGGGGCCGTGGACGGGGCCGGAGGGGTGTTTATCGGACCAAGACCCCGCCAGTGCGGAAAGACTTTTTTTGCGACCTTGCCGGCGCGCCTGCCGGATTGCGGATGCGGCGGCAGGCCGGTGTACAGGGCGTGCGCGGACGGTCGCTTCGGACGGAACATGGAAACGCTGGAGTGCGGGAGCTGCGGAAACAAAGTAGGGCCGTACCCTAACCGGCACCAGCTCGCCGAGGCGTGGAGACTGGGCGGGTGGAGAGGGAATAGGTAAGAAGGAAGAGGGAAGAGGAAAAGAACGCCGAACGCTGAACGTCGAACGCTGAACTCTGAACGAAGAAAAAGGAGACGGACATGGTGTTGATACCCGAGATCGTGGTCGACCTTATGCCGTGGAAATGCGCGGACTGCGGCCACAAGTGGCAGGACCGGAAGGACGGACGGGGCGTTTTTAAGCGCGGCTGCCCGGCGTGCGGATCGAAACGGGTCTTCGACTGCAACGTATCGCTCGCCGATTTTGTTCGAAAAACGCTCAACGCCGAACGCCGAACGCTGAACTCTGAACAAAGAAAAAGGAGACGGCCATGAACACACTGACGGACTATCGGAGGCCAAGGGCGGATTACACGTCGGAGGCCATGAGGAGCCCGTGGCGGGCGCTCGGCGGGTGGCACCTGCGGGACGACGGGACGCTGTCGAGGGTGTACGTGAGCCGGCACCGCAGGACGGTCGCCAGGCGCGGGGTGATCTACCGGGCAGAGGGCGTGTGGCAGTGGCGGATAGAGGAGTTCGATAGGGAGAACAAGCGGGTCCGGAGAATCGCGAACCGGAATCTGCGCGGGACGTGGTATGTGTCGGCCCAGGCGGCGATGCCGTGGGCGGATGTCGCGGCGAGAGTTTCGGACTAGCGAATGGAGAGTAGCGAGTAGTGAATTGCGAATGGCGAATTGCGAACGGAGAGGAGGAAGGCGATGGCGATGGAACAGTTGAACATGTTCGGGTCGGCCGAGGTTGTGGACCGGGAGAAGGTGCGGGGCCGGTGCGACTGGGCTCCTGAGCCGTGGGAGCGGGAGAACCTGTGGCCGAAACGCCTGGCGGACGCGGTCGGGGCGGACGTGTGCGAGATCCTCTGGGGCGACGTGCCGAGGATGACGCGGCTGCAGGTGGAGCAGGTTTGCCGTCGGCTGGCGGTTGACAGCAACACGGTGTACAGGCTGATCGAGCAGGGCGAGTTCGACGCCATCAACGTCGGGGCCGGGACGATGAACCCGCTGTACAGGATCTACCGCTACAGCGTGATTTGGTTTCTGTTCCGTCGCGAGTTCATGGGCGGGTATGACACGCGTCCTGCGATGCTGGCCAATTTATCCAAGGAGCAGGGCGACGCGATCGCGCGTCTCGCCGCAGAGGTCAGGAAAGGCGGTTGCAAGTGACATTCGCAACGTTTTCAACTTGGGACAAGATCGTCAGCGTTTTCGGCCTTTTGGCCGTTCTGGCCGGCATCGCAGTTTTGGCATGGGACATATGGATGGCCGTGAAGGAAGAAAAGGAGATCGGCGATGAAGCAGGCAAGCAGGATTAAGACGGAAGGGACGGTCGTGCGCGAGGTGGTGACGCCGGACGCGGTGGAACGGAGATCGGAAGACGGAGGGCGGAGATCGGAGGGCGGCGTTCCGTACGAGCCGGGGGAGATCACGGCGGCGTGGGGAATGGCCGTCAAAGGGCTTTACAACCAGGTCGCTTTCGGCGCGATGCTGTGCGAGCTGGACGCCGTAATCTCACGCGTGAGACCACGGTCAGAGAACGGGCAAATAAGCGGTAGGGAAGACGGCTTGAAAGCCTGGCTAAATGATAACTGCCCGACGGTGAACTACAAGACGGCGATGCGGTGGAAGGGGATGGCGGAGGTGGCGTGCGCGGCGCTGCAGGAGGCGGGAACGCCGATGCCGGCGAGATTAATCCCGGTGGCGGCCGGAATGCTGCCGCCTGACGGGGAGTCGTTTGATTTTGACAAAGGCAAGGTGGCGCTGGAGAAGCTGCTGAACGGCCGGAGCCAGCGCGATTTGATGGCGGCGCTGCGGGGGCCGGGTCGGCCGAGGGGCACACCGTCGGCCGGTCGGCGGGCGCTGACGGCCGCGGAAAAGACGGACCACGCGTGGACGGAGATCAAGGAGCTGCTCGGGAAGGTCGCGGCGTACACGCAGGGGCCGTGGATCGAGATGCTGCCGGAAGACCGGCGCGAGTGGGCGGCGCGGACGATGAAGGATCTGGCGACGTGCTTCAGGGACGGGCGGCCGTTCGAAGCGGGAACGCCGAACGCCGAACGCTGAACGTTCAACGCTGAAGTTTGAGGAGGACGACATGGCAATCAATGCGGCACTGGAGATGGCGAGGTTCGAGCTGGACCCGCTGTGGAAAAGGATAACGGACGCGGAGCGGGAAACGGCGAGCGCCTGGGGCGAGGTGTTCCGGCGGATGCGCGTCGCGGCGGACAAGGGCGCTGAGCTGGCGCTGTGCCGGCGGGACTTCGGATGCGTGCTGGATAGCATGAGCACGGGGACCGTCTATCGCCGTTTGTCCGCGATCGCGGAGCGCGGGCTTGAGGGCGCGGTATCGGCCGCGGCCGCGCGGCGGGCGGCGGGCGTGTCCGCTTCCGAGGCGACGCTCCCGGCGGGGTTCGTGGCGTGGTGGCGCGGGCTGTGCGGGCAGCATCAGCGCAGGAAGTGCCTGAGCGTCTGGCGTTTTCTGATGCGCGACAACCTGATGGCCGGAAAGGTCATTCCGGGGTACGGGGCGGACTGGCGCGGGATATGGCTCAAAGAGAACGAAGGGCGAACGATCCCGACCGGATCAGACGGGCGGCCGCGCTGCCCGTACACGGACATCCACGCGGGGCCGTCGGTCTGCACGCCGAGGGGCTGGGGCTATTCGACGCTGCTGAAGCTTGCGCCGGAAGCCGACGCCTGGGCGGGCGCGTCGGTCGGCGTGCATGCGATGCAGGCGTACAACCCGAGCGTGCCGCACACGCGGGTCGGGCTGCGGCCGATGCGCGTGATCACGATGGACGACGTGACGCTGGACGCGTTCTGCTGGTATCCGGGGGAGAAAGAGCCGCGCAGGCCGGTCGGGCTCGGGACGCTGGACATTTTGACGGGCAGCATGGTGAGCTGGTGCCTGGTGCCGGTGCGCAAGCGGGCGGACGGGACCAGCGCGAAGCTGGACGGGCTTGTGCGCAGGTACGCGGACGCGGCGGTGTTCTGCTCGATCGGGATCGACGCGCTGGAGGGGCTCGTCATGCTGCTGGAGCACGGCACGGCGGGCATGGACCCAGTCGAGGAGGAGCGGATCAACAAGATTCTGGGGACGCGTCCGGACGGAGGTCCCTGGTTGAAGGTGCTGCGTTCCAGCACAAGCGGCGCTCCGATTTTGAGCGGGATGTTCAGGGAGCGCGGGCGCGGCCGTCCGACGCACAAGGCGATGCTGGAAAGCGCGTGGAACCTGATGCACAACGAGGCGGCGATGCTGCCGGGACCGTCGGGCAAGGACTGGGACAACGCTCCCCAGGATACGGAAGGGTGGACGGCCGAGGACAAGGCGCTCGTCAAGGCCGGGGCCGAGCTGCTGGCCAGGGGATGCCCCGAGGCCGTGGAGGCGCTGGCTAGGGCGCGGACGCACGCGCTCCCCTACTCCGAACTCGACGCCGCGATGCGCAGGATCATCGGCGAGATGAACCACCGGCGCGACCATGGCCTTGAAGGCTGGGAGGCGTGCGGGTTCGTGAGGAGCATGGTCGAGGTCGGGGGATCGCTGGTGGAGCTGGACGCGGCGGCCCGCAGCCTGTCGGGCGGGGACGCGTCGCGCGAGGAGGCGATGCGGGCGGCGCTGGCCCCGATGCAGCGGCCGGTGCGCATGAGCCCGGCCGAGGCGATGGCGAGTTTCGGGGGGCGCGGGCTGAAGCGCTGGGACGCCTTCACGGCGACGCGCATCCTGGGTGCTGAGCTGGCCCAGCGCGTACGCGTAACCGAGCGTCACGAGTTCGAGGCGAAAGACGCCTTCAGCGGCGAGGCAATGGCATTCGGTGCCGTGTGCCGCGACGAGCGCAACATGAATGTGTTTCTCGATCCCCGGCGGGATTACAGCGCATGGGTCAATCCATTCTGTCCCGGCCACGCGCTGGTGGGAGAAGTAGACGGACGTTTTATCGGTCTCGCCCCCTATCTAAAACCGACCATCCATGGCGACCGCGAGGACCGGTCTAACCTGGCCACGCTCGGGGTATTCCGCGGGGAGCAGCGCCGGCGCATGGAAGCGGCGGTGGCCGGAAAGGCGGGACGCGAGGCGGAGCGGAGCGCAGAGAACGCGCGGGCGCTGGCCGCGGCGGGCGGCGGACGGAGACCGGAGGACGGAGGTCGGAGGACGGAGGTGGACGTTGCGGCTGAGATGGCGGCCGCGTACGTGGACGAAGGGGAACGGGTATGAGCGACACCATCAGTTTGAAACGGATCAATGTTGCGCTGGAAGCCGTCAAGGATCTGGATCATTCCCGGGGCGTCAGCGTCCTTTTGATGGCGATGCTGGTCCACACGGGATTGCACGACGGAGAGCTCCGCCATTCGTTCGATTTCGATTTGTTGTTGTTAAAACAAATGAAGCGCACTGTGAAAATGTCGGTCACCGAAGGCCCCGCGTTCGAGACGACCGCAGGGGAGTTTAAACCAGAAGGAGCAAAGACGGATGAAAGGCAAGATCAAGTCGGACAATCCCCTGCATGAGTGGCGGGTGTTTGATCCCGAAATCAGGAAGTACCTGTTCGTTTTTCACGGAGAAAGCCGCAGGGAAATCGTTTGGAAATGGCAAAAAGACTACGCGACGGCCAGCCGGTTCACGGAACAGCAGGCCGCCGAGATAGCGACAGTGGTCAATGTTTTTTACGGACGGTTCGGATGGCTTCACGACCGGATCGACATCATCAACAAGAGCCTTTGATTTTCGGAGAGAACGCTGAACGTCGAACGTTCAACGCTCAACTCTGAAGTAACGAAAGGAAGACGGATATGGAAGACGGAAACATGACGGGACGGCTGGCTGCGGCCGTGGCGGCGCTTGAGGCGCTGCGCGGGCAGATCGGGCAGGTCGAGGGCAAGGAACTTTCGGACGCGCAGTTCGCGAACCGGTTCCTGCCCTTTTCGGCGGCGAGCTACAGCAAGCTGCAGACGCCGGAGAAATACGGGGCGCGGATCGACGCGATGGTCGTGAAGTGCGAGGAGGCGGTTGAACGCATCCGGGCGCGGATCGACGCGCTCCAGAAACGCGCCGCGTCGGACAGCGTGTTCGTCAAAACGCGCTTCGCCCAGGCCGCGCTCGGAGCTTGGCAGCGCTGCCAGGACGACGACGGCACGCGGGTGATCTGGCTGCTCGGCCCGACGGGGTCGGGCAAGAGCGAGATCGGCCGGCACATGATGTGCAAGTACGGCGCGACATTGGCGGAGGGGCGTCAGAGCTGGCGCAGCTCGAACAAGGCGTTCTGCCGCGACGTGGCGGCGGCCGCCAAGTCGCCCATCGCGGCCCGCGTGATTGACGAGCACTACGCCGAGCAGGCGATGCTGGAGGCGCTCGGACCCAAGGCGGGGACGCTCTACATCGACGAGGCCAACACGCTCGGCGCGTTCGTCGCCAACTCGATCAAGCTGATCGCCAACCAGACGCTGCAGACGGTGGTCGTGGCGGCCATCCCCGAGATGTTCGACGAGTTCATCAAGCGCGCGGCTAACGAGGTGCGGCAGGTGCTCAACCGGACGCAGGCGGTGATCCGCTTTCCGGGCGTGACGGAGGCGGAGGCGCGGCAGTTCATGGCGGGGTGCGGCGTGGCCGATTCCGACATGGCCGAGGCGGCGCGGCGCGCGACGCGGGCCGCGAACGAGGCGGGCGCGTACAAGCTCGTCAAGCGGGTGGCGGCCGAACTGCGCGATCAAGAGGCCCCGGGGCTCGCGGATGTGGACAAGGCGGTCGCGCTGGCGCGTGCCGCGCTGGACGAGGCGAGGGGAGCGGGTAAGAGGTAAGAAACATGAAACTGGCGATATCGACAAAAAACGGAAATGAAGTCTGCCCGCGGGTTGAATCCGAAGTTGTGCCACGAATTGGCGAATACGTCTATATCGATGGCAGCACATATGAGGTGCTAAAGATAACGCATGTCGTCGGACTGCACAATGAGGTTAGGCTCGTTGAGTGCAAGGTAAAAGCGGACGCGAAAGGAAAACGGGGATGAAAACAAAGATCACTCTTGAACAGGCCAAACGGGAAACGGACGGCGAAATGTCCGTCTGCCCTTTCTGCGGGGATGTCCCGACCGTCGAACCGTGGCACGGCGGCGGACCGCGGAAGATCATGATCCACTGCGAAAGCGAACGCTGCCTGGTCAGTCCGCAGGTGACGGGGGAGACTCCGGATGAGGCGCTGTCAGCGTGGAATCACAGGGTTCCAAGCTATGAAACCAGACGCCGGAGGCTGGCCCAGAAGCGCGGATCGAAATGGATTTATTTCAACCGGAACAGCGATGCCAAAAAATCCGATCCGTGGGACGGCGAGGCAATCGTCATTCTGTCGGTTCAGTCGGCGCGCCCGCTCACGATGAGGGCCGAGCTTGAGCAGCCTCGCCGACTTAAGTTCAAAAACGGACGCGATGCGGACAACATCCGGACCGTGCACTATTCGGAACTCTGGTAATCAAGAAAGGGAAAAACAACATGCAAGAGGCAATCAAATCGGGATCGGAAACCGCGGGCGGGATGCCCGCGGCACAGGGAAGCGTCTGGGACATGCAGGTTCCGGAAGGCTATCTGCGCGACTCGCAGGGGCGGCTGGTACACGAGTCAACCCTCAGCGAGGCGGACGCCATGCGCAACCGGCTCGTGAGTGATCTGGTGTCCCGCGCGATCACCGCGGCATCCCGCGCCCGCGCGTTCGTGGATTCCGCGTACGCGGAGCTTTATTCGTTCTGCCAGCTTAGCGCCGAACGGTTCGGCGTCCGCTGGGGAGAAACGGACAGCTTCTCCATGACCTCCATCTGCGGCCGCTTCAAGGTCGCCTGCGACGTTGACCAGGGCATCGCCATCAACGAGAGCGTCGGCGCGGCCAAGGCGCTTCTGGACGAATGCCTGGCGGACTGGTCCGCGGGCGGCAAGCCGCAGGCCGTGGCGCTGCTGGCGAACACGTTCCGGCCGACGCGCAACGGCAAGCTGTCGCTCACGCGCCTGTTCGACCTGCTGCGCAACCGCGACAAGCCGGAGTTCAAGGGCGAGGAGAAGTTCAAGCGGCTGTGCGACGCGCTGGAGGCCGCGATCCAGACGACGGGCAAGCGGCGCTACATGCGCTTCTACGTCCGCCGCACGCCGGCGGACAAGTGGGAAATGGTCGAATTCGGAAAGTGAGGATCGCATGATTGACATCATCATAGACATCGAGACGCTGGGCACGCGGCCGAGATGCCCTATCATCGAGATCGGGGCGTGCGCCGTGGATCCGGACGGCGGCGTCATTTTTTCAAACTTCTCGCGGCGCGTGTGCAGCGCGTATTCGGTCGAAAGCGTGCGTGCGGTCGCGAACGGGTCGAAATACTTCGGATGGAAGATCGAAGCGGACACGGCCGAATGGTGGCTGGCCGAACCCGAACGGGAAGAAACGCTCAGGCGCATCTTGGCAACTCCCATCGTGGCGGATAACGCGGATGCGCTTGTGGCGTTCATTGATTGGTTTCATGGTGTGACTGATGACGCCACGGGCGTCCGCGTGTGGGGAAACGGGCCGACCTTCGATTTGTCCATCCTATCGGAGACCCTCATCGGCGCTGATATCGAGGTCCCGTGGCATCACACATGGGAGCGGTGCGTCAGGACCGCGCTGGAGATGGCCGGGCATGAGCGCGGCAGCGTCGCGTGGGAAGAGCCGGGGCCGCGCCACCGAGCGCTCAACGATGCACGGCATGAGGCAAAGAAGCTGTGGAGGTCCGGGGCGCTGGGGACGGTCAGCGAGGTGGCCAAGCGGCTGCGGCAGCTCGGTACGGTTAAGAAAACGCCCAACGCTGAACGCCGAACGCTCAACGCTCAAGTTGAAGAAACATGACTTTCAAACAGGACAGATTGCGCGAGGTGGCGACGAGGTTGTCGGCGTTCCGCGACCTGGCCGCGAAAGCGGGCCGCGCGCAGGACGCGGACGACCTCGCCGTCGCCTCCGCCGCGCTCTGGATCTGCGTCGACAACTTCGGCATGGCGTCCAGCGAGCTGCGCCATGCCGAAGATCCTGCCGACGCGGCCCGCGCGCGCTCGTCACTCATCGAGCACATGCGCCCGGTCGGCGATCCCGTCAAAGACCAGGAGTGCTGCCCGTATTCAAAAGACGGCCTGTGCAGGGACTGCAAAGTGTTCGCGGGGGCGTTCGAGATCGAAGGATCTCAGCGCCGCTTCATCTGTATAACGAAATGGGCCAAAGGCCCGTATCAAAAGCAGTTTTGAAAACCAAAGGAAGACGGATATGGCAAGCGACAAACAGAGGAATCAGTTTTTCAGAGTGTGGGCGACGGCGCGGGCAGAGATCTGCGAGCGGTACGACCTGTGCGCCCTTGTGAAGGACCAGGAGCGCGAGGCCCGGCACAAGTGGGTCATGGAATGCACAAAACGGACGGAGAACATCAACGCGGTGCGCCCGGGAAACGAGTTCTCACGGCTGATGCTGCAGACGGCGATCGCTGCGGGAGACTACCGCGAGGCGGCCTATTGGGAGATGGACGTGGCCAAGCGGTGGCGCTGGTTTATGGAGAACCTGGTGCGCCAGCTCGGCGAGATCTCTCGCAAGCCGGCCGCTTGGGAATACGTGCAGGGCATCTTCGCGCACATGCGGTTTCCGCGCTCGTGGCAGGATATTCCCGAGGGCGAGCTGGAGAAAATATGGCAGATGCTCGACACGCACCGCCGGCGGCTGCTCAAGCGCGAACATGGCTGGGAAGGGCTGCGCAAGAGCGACCAAGACCCGCTAGGGTTTTTCCCCGAGGCGGAATACTTCTATGGGGCCGATGGCAAGATTGGAATCAGGTGGCCGGTGGCCGGAGGTCAGAGATCGGAGGTCGGAAGTCGGAATGCGGAGACTGCGGAGGCTGGGAAAGAAGAGGTGACGGCATGATCTACTGCTATTTGAGAGTTTCGACCGACAGCCAAGATGTTGATTCGCAACGCCTCGGAATTCAGGATTTCTGCCGGGCACGCGGATGGACAGACATGGAGTGGATTTCCGACGAGGGCGTATCCGGGGCAAAAGACCCGTCCAAGCGTTTGTTGGGAAAACTCCTGAAAAAAGCCCGTTCTGGCGATTGCGTTATCGCATCCGAGATCAGCCGCATCGGGCGAAAACTGGACATGATTCTCAATGTCATTAAAGACTGCACGGAGCGGGGAATAAAACTCTATACGGTCAAAGACCGCTATGTTCTTGAGGACACGATACAGAGCAAGGTCCTCGTGACAGTCATGGGCCTTGCGGCCGAGATCGAGCGTGATTTGCTGAGACAGCGAACAAAAGAGGGACTGCGACGCGCCGTGGAACGCGGGGTAACGCTGGGGCGTCCGGTTGGCCGCAAATCTTCTGAAACGAAGCTTTCCCGCAAGAGCGCCGATGTCGACCGGCTGATCGGGAAAGGGCTGACGAAGTGCGCGGCGGCCAAAAAACTTAATGTGCACCGCATCACATTCGCGAAATACCTCGCCGAACGGGGGCTCAAATGGGCATAGATCCATGCGTCTTTTTCGGAGCGTCTCCTGCGGAGTTGCTGGATCCGATTCTATTTGCGATCGGAATCAAAATGATCGATATGGAAAAACTGGAACGCTTTGTAAACCCCAATAAGGGAGAAAGCATCAGAGATGCGACTCTTAGAAAATTCGGACAGACGGGGGTAGATGTTGTGCTGTCAAACCTTGGAAAGGAGCTGCTGTGACACCCGAACAAGAGAAGGCGATCGACAAGATCAAGAAGCTGCTGCGCCTGGGGCGCGGGACGAACCATGACGGGGAGCGCGACGCGGCGCTCGCCAAGGCCGCCGAGATCGCGGCCGGTGCCGGGCTTGACATCGGCGGAATCGACGCGGGCGACGGTGAGCGAAAGATTGCGAGGGAGGACGTCAGCCTCGCCCGCCGCTCGTATGCCCGGATCTGCGTACACAACATCCTGCGCCGTCATTTTGGCGTGTTCGTCGTGGGCGGGGGCGGCGGGCTGACTTATTTCGGTCCGGCCGTTAACATCGCGATCGCCAAGCACGTCGAAGTCTACCTGCTGCGCGAGGCCGCGCGGGGTTGGGCGGAATATCGCGACGCGAACAGACTGCGCAGGCGCGGCTTGGGAGCGCGGCGCAAGGTGTGGGAGCGGGGCTTTTTCGGATCCGTCGCGGAAGCCCTCGAAGCGAGGCCGCTGCGCAACGACGCCGAGGCGCTGCGGCAGGAGGTCGAGCGGTACGCTTTTTCGGTGATGCGCATCCGCATCGCAAGCTCCGAATCCCCTCGCTCCGGTCGCACCGCCGACATTTTGGCGGGCATGAACGCCGGCGACAAGGTCAACCTGTCGCGTCCGGTCGAGACGGCCGCGCAGACGCGGCAGATCGGGGGCCTCGCATGATCAACACCGGGACATGTTCTTTAACCGGCTATCCCATGGCGATTTTTTCGCCGGAAGAGCAGACCGCCGCGCTGGCGGTGAACGGCTTGGCAATAGAATGGCTTGAGAAGATGGAGCGCGACGCGACGAAGGAATTGGGAAAACTCCGAAAAGACATCCGGCTGCGCAAGCGGTGCCAGAAATATTATCGCAAGAACAATCCCATGCTCTCCAGTTTGGTCGAACATCAGAGCCGCGTGCTGCGGCCGGATTACGTCGAGGTCGTGCGCAGCGGCGTCGTGGCGTTTCCCGTCTGCCGCATGTTCACAAAGAACGGCCCGGTAAACGAGCCGCGCGAGACCTATCCGGAAACGCCGCCGGGATACGGTTCTGAAATCATATCCGAGGGAACGCCAGACAAGAATCCGGTTGACAACTCCCCCGGTGAGACGGTATAGCCGCACCGATTGTTTGACATGTTTATTTGTCCGCCCGGCCGTTGACGCGACCGGGCTTTTTTTGTTCCCCAATCTCCCCCCGCGCCATATATCCGAACCCGCGTCCGCGCCATAATGCCGCCATCGAAAGAATGATCCTCCGATCTCTGAGAAAGGAGGCCGTTATGCAACCGGCGGGGAAAGCCCGCCACAGACGGAAGGCGGCGACATGCGGACGCAACAATCTGATTCGGAATTAAAACAACGCAACGCCAAAGGGTCTTGCGGCTGCGCGGGCCAAAACCACACACGGCCCGCGCATGACCCCGGGAGGTTTCCGTCTTCCCTCCCGCGCCGCACCTTTTCCGTAATGCACATGGCCGCGACGGCGGCCGTACTACTGTCGGCCCTGCCCGCCGCCGCCGGCGACGGCGGGCAGGCGACGACGTTCTTCGACGTTCCGGCGGGCGGGGTTCTGGCGTCGCTCGTCACGGCGGTCGTGTCGGTGCTGGGGACGTGGGCCGCGATGCGCGGCAGCGCCCAGCGCCAGCGGCAGCGTCAGACCACGAAAATCGAGGATCAGCCGATCAAGGTGGAAACCGTTCCCGGACATCCGGACGACGGCATCTGCTATGAGAAGCACCGGTCGCTGACCGAAAAGCTGGAGTTGAACGAGGCGGCGCATTCCGAAATTTTCCTGCGCCTGCGCACCTTGGAAAAAGCATCCTCGGCCACCGAGGCGCAGCTCGGCCTGATCGCTTCCGACGTACGCGACATCAAGAACATGCTTATGAAAGGGGGAGCGAAAAAATGACGCCCGACCCGAAACTCTGCAGGGCGGCCCTGTCCGTTTCCAAGCGCATGCCCTTCGGCATCGCCGAGTCGGATCTACTGGCCGAGTCCGAAACCGCATACGGGAAGCCGATAACGACGGCGGCCGGAACCGACGCGCTCGCCTTTTGCGTGGAAAAGAACTGGCTCGTTTCGCGCCGCGACGATTTCGCGGTCACGCGCTATTACATCACCGAGCGCGGGAAGGTTCAGCTCGAATCGATGTGAACATTTAACGCCCGATCCTCAACGCCATGCCGAGAAAACCCTACAACCTGAAACCGATGGCCAACTCCTGGGACGCCGCTCTCACGGACCCGCAGCGTTGGGCCATATACGCGAAGTTCGTCGAGTTCCGAAGCGACTGGACGCAGGTCGCCGGATGGGTGCGCGGGGAATATGGCATCAAAGAGCCCTCGCGCTCGGGCCTCTACCGGTTCGCTGACCGGATGCGCAGGCTGGAAAGCGCGCACCGTCTGGAGCAGGCGATCATCGCGCGGTCAGAAGCCGGCGAACTGGCCAGGAGCGCCGGACAGACGGACGCGGATCTGGTGGCAGCCTACGAGACGCTGGCCGCCGACGCGGCGCTCGGGATGGGCGACGCGAAAAAGGCCGGGCTCTACACGAAAATGGCGATGGCGATCGGAGATAAGATCGCGGAGCGCGAAAAGCTGCGCCTCAAAGAGCGTCAGGTTGCGGTCGCCGAGCGCTCCGTGCAAGAGCGCGTGAAGAGCGAACGCGAAAAGGCCGTTGACGGTCTGATGGATCTGGCCAAAGGAAACGACGCCGCAACGGCATTGCTGCGTCAATTTCTTGAGACTCTCGACAAAGGGCAAAAGGCATCGTGAAGCAGCGGACATCCATAATCGACAGAATACGCGTAGCGGCCGCGCCCGCCGAAGCGCCCTGCGACGCTCCCGCCGTGTCGTCTTTCCGCCAGTTCCAGCGCGAGCACGGGCGCGTCAAGGTCGGATCGGGATATCAGGCTTACGACATGCAGGGCCGCCCGGCTCTCATCCTCGCCACGCAATGGCTCGACGAGATTCTCGCCTCGGGACGACAGGACTGCCGCATCAAGATCAAAGGCGGGGCGCAATGGGGAAAGACCGTCTGGGCCGTGAACCTGATGGCCTATCTGCTCGGCTGCCGCTTCATGGGCTGCGGCTACTACCTTCCGGACAACGATCTGGTGAGCGGCATCGTGGACACCAAGTTCCGCCCTGACGTGATTGACCAAATCCCCTGGTTCGCCCGGATGCTGCAGATCGGCAAGACAGTCAACAAGTCCGGCAAAAGCGTCAACCGCAAGGGCGCGGTGATGTGCACAGACGGCAAGCGCGTGTCGCTCGGCTACTTCCTCGGCATGTCCCGCGTCCCGACATCCTACACCCACGACGTGCAGATCGTCGACGAGCGCGATGACGTGCCCGAAAAGACCGAGAAGTTTCTGGACGGCCGACTCACGTCGTCCGACGTCCGGCTGCGCATCGACATCGGCACGGCCCGTTACGACGCGGCGGGAATGGCAAAGGAGTTCGAGGATGGCACCCAGCATTGCGCGTTCATCCAGTGCGACGGCATCGGCTGCATGGCCGACATATCTCCGGAAGACGAGTGGCCCCACATCGTCCGCCTGCAGAGGGGAACGGAGCCGCAGCCGAGCGACCCCATGCTGACATTGGCCGGTGATTTCAAGGCTAACGGCGAGACCGGCGAAACAGTCGCCACACATGCGCCCAATAACATCTATTACTTCGCCTGCCCTAAATGCGGCGCGGCGCTCAACCGCAACGCGGTCCAGTTCAAGGCCCGTCGCCCCGAGATGGAAGCCGCCGGAAAATACTCGATCGAAGTCTCCCAGATCTCCACGCCGGCGATCCAGCTCACGCAGATCGTGGCCGCGTGGGCCTCCGCCGTGCAGGACCCGGACAAAATGATCGCGTTCCGGTGCGACCGCTGGGCGCGTCCGAAGTCCGCCACGCAAGGCGTTGACTCCGCCGTGATCCAGCGCAGCGAGCAGGATTACGCGCTCTCCGTTGTTCCACACGGAACGCCGCGTTTCGGCGGCGTGGACACCGGCGACCGCTTCTGGTTCTTCGCCCGCGAGGTCGAAAGCCCGCTGAACAAGCGCGTCGCCTGGGCGGAGCAGATCAGCCCGACGCACGCGCAGGAGCGTATACCCCAGCTCTTCGCGGCCTGCGGCCTGAGCTGCCTGTTCATTGACATCGGTAACGAGCGAGAGCTAGCCCGCCGCATCGTGATGGCAATCAATGGTCTTCTGACCGCTCCGCCTGTCCGCGAGGATCGCCGCAAGGGCCGCATTGATTTCGGTCACGGCCTGTCATGGAACGGGGAGACCGGCGAATGGCGCGGCCTCAAGGCCGCCTGCGTCGAGTTTTCCGGAAAGCCCGGCAGCGGAATCGTCCACGAGCTGCGCACCACGCAAGAGGGCATGGCTTTCCCCGTTATCCGCGCCAACCGCGACGAGACCATCCAGCGCGCCATCGATGAGCTGCTGACCTATGACGACGGTCTCCTGCAGGTCATGGACGGCAAGATCCGCACCGAGCCCGCGATGCACATGCCCAGTTCCAAGCCCGGCTGCTCCGCCGCGGTCGAGACCGTCGGAAAGCACATCATCAGCGGCTCGCGCAAGGTCGCCGGCAGCGACGGGAAAACCCTTTCCTTCATCGACAAAGTCGAGAACCACTATCTCTTGGCCGACGCCTACAGCGCGCTTTCCGAAACGGTGGCCTTCGGAATAGCCGCTCCGCCCTGCCATGCCGAAGCCGTTGACGCATTGACAGGCAGCGAAGGCGGGTACGAAGGCGAAGATTCTGCGGCGCGCACAAGGGGAATGTTCCAATGAAAGCGAAGTCGACAAAGAAAGCTGCGATTTCCAAGCGCACGCAGCAGGTGGAGACGGGGCGTGTGACGGCCGAGAACCGCATGCGGTTCAACCCGCTGCAGGGCATCACGCCGTCGCGGTTCGTGCGCGCCCTGGATGAATACGACGCCGGGCGTGTGTCCGATCTCTGCCGCATCATCGAGGCGTATGAGCAGCGCGACGACGCTTTCCGCACCAATTCGCGCAAGACCTATGCCAGCGTGGCGCGCTGCCAACACAGCATCAACATCGTCGAGGGGTTTGAGGGAGAGCCCGACGCCCAGGCGCACAAGGATTTCCTTGAAAAGTTCTGGGCGACGATCCGCGTCACTTCCGCTTTCAACCGCAATGAGACCGGCGGGCTTCGGCTGCTGAAGAGGCAAATGGCGCGGTCGATCTGCTTCGGGCACGCGGTGCATGAGATCACCTGGGCACCTGCAGCGGACGGCTCGCTGCGCGCCTCGTTTACGGCGCTGCCGCCCTGGATGGTCGAAACGACCACCGGAGAGACGCGCTGGCTCCCGCAGCCGTCGGCGTTGGACGGCACGGACATGGAGCCGGGCGGCTGGCTGGTGACGACCGGAGACGGGATCGGGATCGCGGCGGCGATCTGCGCGATGAGCAAGCGGCTTTCGATCAACGACTGGCTCGCGTTCTGCGAGCGCTGCGGACAGCCCGGCATCCACGCCAAAACCGATGCGACCATTGATTCGCCCGAATGGAAGAACCTCGTCAAGACGGTCGGGTCCTTCGGCCGAAACTGGGCGGCCGTTACGGGCAAGGGCACGGACATGGCCGCGCTGGCGCTCAACACCACGGCCGCGCCGTGGCCCATGCTGGTGGATCTCTGCAACCGCGCGATCGCGTCGCTCTGGCGCGGCGGAGACCTCGCGACGGTTTCGGCCGTGTCCGACACGCCGGGAGTGACCTCGCAAAAGGATGAAAAGAACATCCTGGAGGAAGATTTCTGCGAGGCGATTTCCGAAACGCTGCACGAGCAGGTCACGCGCTATGCGATCGAATGGCGGTTCGGGGATGTCGAGCCCCTCGCCTATCTGTCCGTGCAGCCGACGACCCGTCCGAACACGGATGCGGACATCAAGATTGACGATCACCTGACCGATCACGGCGTGGAGCTTTCAGGACAGGACGCGCTCAACCGCTATGGACGGTCCAAGTTTGACCCGTCGAACAAAGAGGATTTTCCGCTTAAAAAGGCATCCGGACCGATTTCCGGCCTTGCAAATGAGGCGCATAACCATGGCCGCGTTGAAAAGCCGTTGAAACTCGCGCCTGAACGTTTCAAAGGTTCTGCGGCGACGGAGATGGCCCCCGGAGCGCACCCCCTCAAAAACGCGTCCTACGGGGCTTTTGCGAAGGACATGGAAAAGTGGCGCGGAGAGGTTTCGGGACTGCTCAAGCTGCCGCCCGCCGAACGGCCTGCGGCGGCCAAGGCTCTGGCGGACCGCGTGGCGGCGGATCCCGCGGCCGCCCCGGCCCTCAAACAGGCGATGGCCGACTGGCTGGCCACGGCATACGCGGATGCCGCCAACAAGACCGCGCAGGAGCAAACGACATGAACGCAAAGAAGACCTATCTGAACGTCTGCAACGAGGCGGCGGCCGTCAAGGCGACCGATTTCTCGCGGATGTTCGTCCCGTACGGGGACTATCCCATCGAGCTGGATGACGGCAGCATCGTCGTCCAGCACTTCACGCCGGCATCCGCCACGCGCATCGCCGCGGCGCTTGCCAATGAGATGAAATCCGGAAAGAGCAAGGGCATCCCGATCTACCAAGGTCATCCGGATGTGCCTGCTCTGGCCTCCCGGTATCCCGACAAGCGGGCGTACGGTTGGATTACGGAGGCCAAAGCGGAAGCCGGTGGCATGGCGCTGATCGCGGCGTGGAACGAGGAACCCGGTGACCACTTCAGCCATATTTCGCCCTACTGGGGAGTGACGCGCAAGAATTACGAGGTCGCCGCCCTGTGGTCGGTTGCCCTCATCAACAACCCCAATATCAAGGAACTTCGCCTGCCGAATGAGTCGGCGGACGGTAAAGGAGAGGAAACGATGAACAAGGAACTGCTGACACTGCTCGGGCTCGGCGAGGACGCGGATGAACAGGCCGTGTGCGCCAAGGTGCAGACGCTCAAAGATGAGAACGCCTCGCTGATGATGAGGCTGGAGGCCTCCAAAGCCGAGACGACGACCGCCCAGACGGGACTGGCCAACGAACGCAAAGCCCGCATCGGCATCGTGCTGGACACGGCGATCGAGCGCGGTCAGATCACGGCGGCTGCCCGTCCGGCCTGGGAAGCCCGGCTCTCGAACGAAAAAGAGTTCGATGCGGCGCTTATTGCGCTGGCGAACGAAAAGGCCGTCAAGACCGACGGCGTGACCAAGGAGCTCAAAAAGCCGGCGGCTTCGCATTCCGATGTGATCGCCATGGCGAATGAAAAGGTCCAGAAGTCCGGCGGGAAGGTGAGCTTCATCAAGGCTTACGGCGAGGTCAAGAAGGAACATCCCGAATTTTTTGGGCCGCAAAAGTAAGGAGCGAGCATGAATTTTCGCAAAAGCATATGGCCCGACGGTCGGGCCACGTTTGTGGCGGCTGCGGCCGTCACGGCCGGCCAGCCCGTGAAGCTGACGGCGACCGAAGGCGAGGTGACGCCGTGCACGGCCGCGACGGACATCGCGGTGGGCGTGGCGCAGGACGACGCGGACGATGGCGACACGGTGCCCGTGGCGCTGCTGGGCGCGAAGCCCGGAACCATCATCGCGGTCGCGACAGGCGAAATCTCCGCGGGCGCGGAGGTCAACGCGCTCGGAGCCCCGGCCACGACCGGCCACACGGTGATCGGCCGCGCGCTGCAGGCGGTGTCCTCCTCCGGCGAGGAAATCGAGCTGGCGCACTGCGTCGGCCGGACCAAGTAATCAGCCCCGAAAGGGAAAGGAAAACAGCATGAAAGAGCTTCTCAACGGGATTTACCGGCAGGACATGGGATTGATCGCCGGGCAGATCGGCATGGCCAACGAGGCCGCGCTCGGAAACGGGTTTCTCAGCCAGCCGCTCACGCAGTTCGTCACGGCCGACACATCGGCCGCCGACCTTGAGGCGCTGCTGGAGTATTTGGCCGGTCGCGTGGCATGCGGCCGACGCTTCGAGTATCGCGTCGCGGCGCGCGGAGGGAAAATCGCGACGGTTTCCGCGAACGACGACATCCGTGCCATCGGAGGGTCGTTTAAGGTTGTCGAGGCGCGCGGCCAGGTCGAGCAGGGAAAAACCCGCTCGAAGGGACTGACCATGGCCGTGGACATCGACGACGACAAGGAAAACCCGACGGCCCGCGAAGAGTCGGCGCAGTACTTGCGCGCGTTGCTCACGGTGCTGGAGATCCGCCGGGTGCTCGCGCTGCACGAGGCCAACGTCGAGGCCGACAACAAGGTGTGGAGCGAGGCCGTCGGCGGTGTGTGGGCTGATCCGGACGCGGATCTTATGGCGGCATGCAACGTGGATGGCCGCAACACCAACCCGAACCGCGCGCTGATCGGCGCGTCGGCGCTGGCTAACCGATTCCGCGCGCTGCGCGCGGGCGATACGGGCAAGGGTGCCACCGCGCTTTTCACGCTCCAACAGCTCGCCGGGCTCTGCGGACTTGCGGATATCCGCAGCGAAAAGATCGTCTACCAGGACGACGCGGGGGCGAACCAGAACCTCATCCCCGCCAACAAAATATATGGGTTCTACCAGCCCTCCGGCGGCACGCGCTATGATGCGAGCAACATCAAGCGGTTTGTCACCGGCGACTGGCGCGTGTTCGTGCGCGAGCTGGAAAGCGTCATTCTCGTCACGGTATCGCATTACAGCGAGATCGTGCTGCTGGATGCGACGGGGCTCGTACTGATGGAGGTGGCATAGCCATGGCCTGGCGCGCGCCCACAACGGATGACCTCAAGCTTTCCGTCAGCGAGACCGAGCTGGACGCCTATTCTTCCGCCGCCACGCAAAGCAGCGAGACGGCGGAGGGACTCGTCAAGCGCGGGGCCGACATGGTGCGCGGATATCTGCGCGCCAACGGCTCCATCAAGCTCGGCCCCGCAGGGACGGTTCCGGAATCGCTGATCGCCCCGCTCATGGACTATCTGTGCGTGGACGTGATCAAGCGGGTTCCGGTGGGCGTGAGCGACGACCGTCGCAGGGCGCGCGACCAGGCGATATCTCTTTTCAAGGACGCGCAGGCAGGACGCTTTTCAGTGGAGAGTTACGGCGCGGCGGACGCCGCCTCCCAGGCCGGAGCCTCAGAACTCGCATCGAGTTCCCCCAACCGCCTGACCCCCGAGGAGCTTTCTGGACTATGAGCTACGAGAGCATAGCTGAAGAGGCGTGCGACCGCCTGTGCAAAAACAAGGACCTGCTCAAGGCGGGCTGCGAGGTCATGCTCGACGACAAGGCCGATATCGACGCGACCATTCGCGGGTCTCTGGGCAAGATGGGGCTTTGCGCCGTAGTCGTGGATGATGGAGCCGACACGGACGGAGAGGCCGGCGGCGCGAACCCGACCCTGAAGGCCAAGCTGACCGTCATGGTATACGAGTCGCCGCTTTTCAACCGAAAGAAAGCCAACCACATGAAGCTTCCGGCCGCCGCGCGGGCCGTCGCCGGAGAGCTGCACGTCTATCCCCCTCTGCCGAGCGGGCACCTGGTGCTCAAGCGGATCAGCGGGACGACGGAGGAATCCGGCACCGGCGTCATCTGGCGCGCGGTCACGTTCGAGATCGAAACCAATCTGAAAGGGTAAGACCATGGCAGGAATCACAAGGCAGAGCATTTACAGGGGACCGGGGGCGGCCGTGATCGGGACGACCACGATCCACGACAAAAGCGGCATCACCGCCGAAATCGAGCAGTCGGTGCAGGAAATCACCGCGTCGGTGTCGGGGCCGCTGGACTCCATCATGACCGACCGCAAGGGGAGCGTCAAACTGACGCCGAGCGGCGAACTGAGCGCGGCGATCCTCGCGGCGCTCTATCCCCACCAGACGCCGGTCTTCGGCGCGTCGCTCTACGGCGCGACGGATGTTCCGCTGGAAATCTTCGGCATGGACGGAAAGACCGTCAAGTTCTTCAACGCCGCGCTCACCGGCATTCCGCAGATTTTTCTTTCGACGGTCAAGACCGCGTTCGGCGAGGCCGAATGGACCGCGCTCGTCGCCAACGGCAAGCTCCCGGGAGAGACCGACGATTTCTATACGACGACGACGACGGCATACGCCAAGGGCTATCCGGACAAGACCGGCATCACGGGCCATGCCTATTCCGTGACGTGGGGCGAGCTGGACATCACGGACATGACCGGCGACGGCGCGGCCGTGAACTTCGACCTCGGGGCGGAGGACGTGACGACGGACCGCGCCGGCACGATCGACAAGCTGCTGTCGTCGCTCTCTGTCAAGGCGTCGCTGATCCCGCTCGGCTTCAGCGCGGCGGATTTCCTGACGATGCGCAACATCTCGGCGGGACGAGGGACGAGCCTGGCGGGAGACGGGGATCTCGTGATCACCAGCGCGGCGGGGCTCGTCGTGACGCTCAAGAACGCGGCGCTCGTGTCCGGACCGTGCCAATGGGGCTCGTCCGCGCTGCGCGTCGGTCAGATCGGATTCACGGCGCACCGCGCCTCCAGCGGGCTGCTCTATAGCGTGGCCCTCGCGGCGGCATAAGGGAGTTCCCATGATCTTCAACCGCGTCATTCCGCTTGCCCTCGCGCTCGCCCTTTCGGCGGGCGCGCAGGGCGTTCCCTTCGAGTGGGACGCCGAGGCGTCCGTCGCGCTCGCCGCGACCAAGGACGTGTACCGCGGAGAAACCGTGTCCCTCCGGCCCGGCTGGCTCAACTACGGAGCCGAGGCCGACACCAACGGCTGGACGTTCACGCTCTGCTGGCAGACGAACGGCATGGGTTCGGCCTGGTGGACGGATGCGACCAACGCCTTCCTTTGGACGCCGGAACGCGACTGCGGGGCCCCGCGCTACACGCTGTTCATCCGCGCGGCCTCGCCGTTCGGCGTCAGCTACAGGGCCAACGCCGTCTTCAGAATGCTCGCGTCGCCGGGGTTCACGTCCGCCGAGCTGCCGCCGCCCTCATGCTATCCGACGCTCGCGTCCGACATTCTGGCGATGCTGATCCCGTCGCTGCCGACCTATGACGCCTGGATCGGAGAATCCGCCCTCCGGATCTCGGGCGACGCCGCCGGAAGCAACAACGTCGAGCAGGTCCGGACCGGCCTGCAGGCGCAGATCGACGCGCTGGGCTCCGGAGCATCCTCCGCGTCGGCCAACACGGCCTGGACGCTCGCGGCGATGAACGGCGAGTGGCTCGTCGGCATTGAGCCGACCGGCACGGCGACGCTCTGGCGCGTGACGCAAGGGACGGGGATCTGGACCGCGACGGTGCCTGAACTCGGGGCGACGTTTGAAATCCCCGGACTCCCTTACCCTCCGGAAACGTTCGAGTATTCAATGCCCGTCTATCCCTTTTTGTTTTTTCACTGCGAGGGCAACGGCAGCGACATTTACGAGATCTGGATTTCCGGAGGGTCCGGGATGTGGGCGCGCTATGACATCCAGGCGTCAGCGGAAATCGAGCTGTCGGATCGCTCGCAGGGCGCGGAGCAATCGGCCTGGCTGCGCTACAGCGCCGTCGTGTCCACCAATGCGGTCGGCAGCTATGTCACGTCCGCCGCGCTCGCGCAGGCCGTCAGCAACGCGCTGGCCCAAGCGGGCGACTCCGCCGCCGCGACCAACGCGCTGGCGATATCGACCAACGCCTTCGCGTTCGCGAGCAACGCCTGGCTGCGGGCGGGCACCGCGCTCAGCGCCGCGCAGGCGGCCGACGCGAGAATCACGGCCGCGACCAACGCGATTGTCCGGACGTATCTCATTTCGAGCAATGCCTGGCTGACGGCGAACTGGAGCAACCAGACCTTGTCGGTTTCTCTCGTGCTCACCAATGGAAACACGAATGTCGTTTTGGTCGGGAGTTCGCAGAACTCCATCGACCCGGCGGCGACCAACATGATCTGGCTCGCGTTGGCATCCGCCAATGCGAGTATCGCCGGAAAAGCCCCGAAAGCGTGGGGTCAATTTGCTCCGGACGGAACGCCCAACCCGGAGCCCGACTATCAGCTTTGGCTTAACACCCCGACGATCACATTCGCCGCCGGGTATCAGTGGCAGTCCTATGGCATGTACGCCGCCGTCGTGTCGACCGGCATGGTCGCTATGGCGACGGGCAGCAACGGCATGTGGCGCATCGCGGTCGACAGCACCAACTATCTCGGCGTGGTGCAGGGCGGCAGCGTCATGGTCGGCTCGATCGCGGGATCGCTTGCCGTAACCGACGGCGGAGCGACCAACGGCTGGGCGGAGATCTCCTATGATTACGCGGGAGGAGAATTTCCGACGCTCCAGTTTTCGGCGACGCTTGCCGGCGGAGGCGTATGGACGGAGGTCCTGACCGCCGAGTGGACCGACAATCTCGACGGCACGGCCACCGTCGTCGCCCCGGCCGCCGTCGTGGCCGGGTTCTGGCGCGCGATGACCAGCCGCGAATATGACTACACGCTGGAGTCGACCATGCCCTTCGCTCCGCGCGGCGGCGTGGTCGGAGCGACCAACGCGACACCCGTCGTGTACGACTCAACAATCACAGTCACGTCGGGTGGGCACACTTATCGCATCCCCGCGCAACTGGAGAACTAAAAAATGAAGATGGTCACTCAGTATCTCTTTGACGGAATTGAGGATCTCCCGCAGGAAATGCTCAAGTCCTTTGCCTTCCGCGACCCGATCGATGCGGCCGGAGCATGGGTTTTGATTCCGATTATTCTGTGGCTTGGCATTCTTGTCGGTCCACATCTTGTTCCGATCTTCAGACAGTTTGAGCGGGTATGGCGCGGCCGGGACGGAATGTCGGCGAACTTCGGCACAATCTTTTTTTGCGCGGCAATCTATATGGGCTCTTGGGCTTCTTATCTGCATGGCGGGAAAGAAAATGGGGATACAAATCCTCCTCCAGCCGCCGTTTCCGAATCAATCAAACGCATCAATCTTTACTATCAGGACGCGACCGGCCACCTCATCCCGCTCGGCGCAAAGATCGAAAGGGCGAATCCGTGAAAAGCAAAAAAAACAATCCCCTGGCATCCGTCATCACCGCCTGCGTGCTTACGTCGGCGCTCATCGTTTCCGTCTGCTGCTGCGCGGCGCATGCCGCCTCGTCCGTGCCCGCGCCGCGCCTGGCGCGTTCGCTTTCCTCGCCCGCCGCCGCCGCGCACGCGGTTCGCGCCCGTCACAACGAGGCGCTCAAAACGCTGTTCGCGGAGACCGGCATTCCGACCGGCAGCGACGCGACCAACCTGGCGATGCGCACGCGTGCGATCGAGTTGATCAATTATGCGATTTCAAACAATGTCGAGTTGGCGGATGAGACCGGCGTCACGGCGGCCGACGTGGCCTGGGCGGCCGGCGACTTTGTCGGCCGCTACATTTTGGGCGAGACGCAAACTGTCGAACGGCTTTCGCTTCCCAATCCGCGCTCGTCGCGCTGGCCGTCGCTCAGATCGGCGGTGCTGGCGGCGCATCCGCTGTGCGCGGCCTGCGGCGCGAAGGCGACGACCGTTCATCACATCATCCCATTCCATCTCGCACCGGGCCGCGAGCTCGACCCTGACAACCTCATCTGCCTTTGCGACCGCTGCCATTTCCTTGTCGGCCATCTAGGCGACTGGAAGGCTTTCAATCCGCGCTGCCTGATCGACGCGGATGAGTGGCTTGCCCGCTGCCGGTCGCGGCCGTACGGGTACGACGACAATCCGTCGGTGCTCGTGATCGGCGACTCGCACGCGGCCTGCCGGCTGCCGCACGGCGCCGTCGATTCGTGGATCGTCGCCGATCTTCTCGGCGTCTCCTCAAGCAACCGCCTCGCCGTCAGCGGCAGCACGGCCGCGCAATGGGCCTCAAATCAAAACGGATGGCTTGCGGCCGCGACCAACAACCGCGCCCCGATCATCTGGATCTCGCTGGGCGGCAACGATGTCATGGCGGCGCTGGCCGACGGCCGCGTGACGACCGACGAGGCCCGCTCGGCGGCATCCAACTATTATGCCGTGGTCCGCGCCGTCGCCCGCGGCCGCCGTCTGGTGGTCGCCACGGCATACGCAGATCCGTACCAGGGCGCGCGCTCCGATTACGCGCTCGGGCTGCTGATACTTAACTCCGGTATTCGCATGATGACCATGCGCTCCTGCAACGAGCTGGGCGTTTCGTTCTCCATTCTCGACGAGCCCGACATTCTCGGGCCATCCAATTACGACGGCACAGGGAATCTGCACCCCAACGCCGGCGGGTATACCAATATGGCGCTCAGGTTGAGAGCCGTCATCAAGGAACAATGCAAATGAAAAAACTCATGCTGTTGTCGGCGGCCGCGCTGCTCGGCGTCTGCGGCTGCGCCCATGTCATTGCGAAAGGAGACTGGGGTAAGGTCTCATATTGGACCGTGTTCCAGGACCGGCAAATCGGTCCGATCACGATCCAGGGAACGAATGTGCTCATGAGCGTTGCCCAGGTGCAGGCCAACGGCGTTTCGTCCAATGTTGCCGATATTGCGGCCGCAGTAACCAAGGCGGCTATCGAGGCCGCGAAATAAGGATCAATCATCATGATCAAAAACCTTCAGTTCTCATTCCCCGGTTTCACCGATTTCGACGCGATCCGCCGCGCCCTGCGCCGCGGGCTGTTGCCCGACCTGCCCGACTTCCGCGATCTCGATTACGCGCTGATCCGCAGCCGCGGCGCCCGCCCGGCATCGTGCGACTGGACGCAGTATGACCCGCCCATCCGCAACCAGCTCACGCTCGGTTCGTGCGTCGGGCACGGCGGCGTGCGGTCCGTCGAGTGCCTGGACATCGCGGACGGCTCCTATACCGAGCTGTCCGAGCTGGATCTGTATTACCAGGTGCGCAAGGCGCTCGGCACGGTGGATGAAGACAGCGGCGGCCGAATCAAGGACGCCGTCAAGATCCTCGCCAAGCGCGGCGTCTGTTCGGAAGCGGCCAGCCCCTATGATGTGGACCGCTACACGGATGATCCCGGCTCGGCCGCCGATGCGGACGCGGCAGGGCACAGGATCGCGGACTATCACCGCATCGGCGTTCTGCGCACGCTGGACGACGTTCTCGACGCGATCGCGCAGCGCTTCCCGGTGGTTTTCGGTTTCTCGGTCTATTCTTCGGCGCTTACCCCCGAGGCTGCCAAGACCGGCGTCATCCCCATGCCCACGCGCGCGGATTCGTTCGAGGGCGGGCATTGCGTCGTCGCCCGAGGATACAGCGACAAGACCGGCCACATCAAGGGGCCGAACTCGTGGGGCGTGGAATGGGGCGAGACCGGCAATTACTATCTGCCATACGAGTACATCGAGCGCCACGCCCTGGCGTCCGACATCTGGGTGATCCGCAAACTCGCCCAATAAGGAGTCCGCCATGCCCTGCCGCTGCGATCAATGCACCCATCTCTATGTCTACCCGGAGCTTCCATTCTTGGACCCTCCGCGCCTGTCCGACGTTTATGCCGATCCCGCCGCGGAATGGATCGTCGCGTGCAACTATCTCGGCCCGCTGATCGACGGCAAGGCGACGCTCGTCCGCCGCCTGTTCACGACGGACGGAGCGAGCATTCCTCAACCCGTGTGGACGGTCGTCGGGCATCCCTTTCAGATGCCGCTGCTGGTCTACGCGCTGATCCACGACGGAGACTGCGCGGCTGAACTGTTTCCGTTTGACGAGACTGACGCGAGATTCAAAAAGGGCATGGAGCTCGACGGGCACATTTCTCAAATCAAGCGCCGCTTTGTCTATCGGGCCGTCGTCGATTACCACATGCTCACGCCTAACCGGCACACGCCCGAGTCCATCGCCGATGCCCGACGCTATTGCAGGGTTGTCGCAGAGGAAGAGTATTTCGCGCTGGCCGCGTCACGGACGCTGCCGGCGGCATGACTTCGCGGCGGGCGGGTGCCCGGCGCAAGACAAATAAAAGGAGAATCCATGAAGAAGCTCATGACATTGGCGGCGGTCGCGTTGATCGCCTTTGCGGGCAGCGCCCGGGCCGGGATGCTGCACACGAACACGGTGACGGTCGCGGCCGGACAGACCAACGGGGTGACGGATTTCGCGCTGGGAATGCCTCTCAGCCGCGATGACGCGCCCGAACTCAACTGCGTGTCGGTCGAAAACGTATCGGGCTACGGCACGGGCACGGTCGTCTTCGCGTCGTACGATTTCCAGCGGGAAATCTCTCTGGCGACGGCTTCCGGCATCTCGCCCGGGGTTGCGTCCACCGCCTGGCCGATGCGGGCGTACGTGCCCCATTCGACCACGAACGCGGAGCCCTACCTGGTGCGCACGCTCAGGGTGCGCGTCGGGCAGTCGTCCACGAACTCCACGCCGACCGTCTACAAAGTCGGCGCGATCACGCGTTAGGACAAAAACCCCGTGACCCCCTCCGACATCATATCCGGAAAAACGCCCCTGCCGACCGCGCTGAACAGCGTGGAGATCCGCGCCAAAATCGGCGCGGACATCCTGCGCCGCTCCGTCTTCTCGGCGCGCACGGCGGAGCGCGGATATCTGGACCTGCTGCAGTCCACGCTGACAAAGGTCTCCGATGGGAGCCTTTCGGATAGCGACGCCGAAGAGGCGCTGCGCGGATGGCTGAACGATTCCGGGTATGTTCCGGAGGAGGGCAAGGCGGGCGGGGTCGAAGATCTGTCGAGCCACGCGCGGATCAGACTGGTTCTGAACACGAACGCCGAGGAGGCCGCGGGCGCGGCGATGGCGCAGAACCAGAACGCGCTGACGCTCGACGCCTATCCGGCCTGGGAGCTGATCCGTATCGGGTGGACGAAGAACCCGCGCGACTGGGACGCGCGCTGGCGTCTCGCCGGAGAATCCGTGGGATGGGAGGGCGCGTCCCGCGAAAGTTTCGTCGCGCGCAAGGACTCCCCGATCTGGCAGGCGCTCGGCGACGGCGAGGGAGGATATGCCGACGGACTCGGTAACCCTTTCCCGCCGTTCGCCTACAGCAGCCATATGACCTGGGTCCCCGTGGCTCGCGACGCCGCCGAGGCGCTCGGGATCGCGGGGAGCCCGGCCCCGTCCGACGCGACGCTTTCCCCGGGAGAGACGGAACTCATCGACGCCGTTTCATCGCACGGCCCCGACTTCGCCGCGTCGCTCGCGGCGGAACTGGAGGCCCTGTGAGCGCGAAATGGAGTGTCGGAATGGTGCGCGATGAAAGCACGCCGGCCATGGCGATCGCTTCGAAATCGCTGTCCCCCGCGGCCCGGGCGATCCTGCACAAAGGGGCGGCGCAGCCGCTGCTCGCGCTCGTCCGCCGCCATCTGGCCGGGCTCGCGCAGTCGCGGCACGAAACGGCCGAATCGCTCGGGGCGACGCCTACGGGCAAGCTGGGCGACGCGGCGCGCAGGTCGTTTTCCGGCGCGGACGCCGAGAGCGCGTCCGTCACGATTCCCGGTCCTCTGCTGAGCCGCGCCTTCCGCGATGTTGTCATCCGTCCGAAACCTCCCGGAAAGGCCCTTGCAATACCGATTCACGCTTGGGCGTACGGCGTCAGCCCGCGCGATTGGGAGGCCCGGCGCGGCGGAAGAGGCAAGCTCGTGCCGCTTAACTTCGCGGGCCATTCGTCCGGGCTGCTGGCCGTGAAGACCGAGAAAAAAGGCAAGCTGACGCCGATGTACATCCTCGTGGCCCGCGTGCGCCAGTCTCAGGACCGCTCCCTGCTGCCTTCCGACACGGAGCTCGGAGTGGCCGCGCGCGACGGCGTGATGGCCGTGGTCGAAGCCGCCATGGAGCGCGCGCGGGGGAGGTCCGCATGAGCTACGGGATGTTCGCGATCGAGAAGCTTTCCGGCGCGGCATGGTCCGCGCTGCCGTGCGAGTCGGCCGCGCTGGGGCTCGCGTCGCTGGCGGCCGACACGCTGCGTCTCGGCGGGCTGGCCTACGGGGTGCTCGCGGTGGGCGGCGAGGTCCGCGTCACGGCCGGCGGCGAGACGATTTTTTCCGGTATCGTTTCCGCCATCGGGCGCGACACGCGGCGCGGGCGCACCCAAAGGCAGGCCGCGGCCGTGAGCGGGATCTGGCACGTCATGGAGCGGACGCTCTACACGCAGTCGTGGCCCATGTGGGTGGTGGATGAGGCGGGAAACGGAAGCTGGCAGACTCGCCGGACCGGGCGGGTCAACCTCAACCAGGCCGAGAACGGAGACTCCGTCAGCGTGGCCGCCCAGATCGCCGACATCCTCGCCTGCTGCGACGCCAGGATCGCGACGGACGATGATTCCCTCGTCGGGATACCTGAACTTATCATGCCTTATGACGACGCCCGCGACCTGTGGTGCTCGCAGGCCGTCCAGAAGTCGTTGCGCTTCATGCCGCGCGCGGCCTCTTATATCGTATACGGCGAATCAAAACCCGTCATCCGGTTCACGTGTCCGGATTCCGGGGCGGAGGACGCGGCCTGGCTTTCCGATTACGCGGCCGCGGGCCGCCTGCTGATCCTGGGCGACGGGGAGACGGACGAGCCGCCCGCCGGAGTCCAGATCGAGATCGAGACCGGCGGAGACCGCCGCGGGCTCGTCCTGCAGGAGGCCGGCGACGTGTCCGATCCCGCGAAGGTTTTCCGCGCGAGCCTGTCGCTCGCCGGGCGGGAAGAGTCGGCGAACTACAGATACCTGGACGTCGTGACCGAGGCCGCCCCCGCCACCAGCGCGGCCGGAGCCGTCGATTTCACGAACGCGGCCGGAGCGGCCTGGCTCATCGCTCACTGCTCGAGCCTCCAGGGCCTGCACGTGTCCGAGGTGGCGGCCGGATCGATCAGCCGCAGCGGGGAGGCCGACAAGGCCGGCTATCCGCGCGTCACCAGCACGCCGATCAGGGATCTCAAACCCATCGGGGTAAAGGCCCGGCTGGAGACCTTCACGGCGAACGTCAACGTCGTGTTCGTTTCGGACGACGGGACGTCTTCCAGGACCGAGGTCCAGAAGATGCGCGTCGTCCTGCAGCTCGTGGCGACCGACGCCGAAACCAAGCGCTACTCCTACCCGGAGTCATCCGGATACGCGGCCGCCGAGAGCGCCCCGGCCGGTCTCGCGGCCGCGATGCTGGAGCACCTGGCGGACTGCGGCCGCACGGCCTCCGTGCTGGTCAGGCTCGTGTCCGGACTCGGGATCCCGCGGCCCGGAGACTGCCGTTCGGGCCTTCCCGCGCAATCCGTGGAGATCGACCTCAAACGCGAGACGGCGGTGGTGTCGTTCGGGTCTCCGTCGCACCTTTCGGCCGACGACCTCGCCTCCGTCCTTTCGGGATTCCGCAATCTCCGGCGCGCGACCGCGTGGGGGTCGCGCCGGTCGGACGGCGATCCGGACGAGAATGACGCCGAGCCCGCCACGATGGTCATGCCGGTCAAAGAGGAGTCCTTTTCGCTCGGCTCGTACTCCCGGGTCGGAATCAGCAAGGACGGCAAGAAGGTCGACGTGAACCCGGCAGACCTCAAGGCGTCCGGCGACGAGGCGAAGCTCCGGACGGTCAACTTCAAAGGTCCGGACGGCAGCACGCAGAACCTGCAGGTCCTCGCGACCGCGCCGGTCGAAGGCGAGGCCGAGGAGGAAGATGAAGACCCTTGCGACGACCATCCGGAAGGCGGGGACGGCGTCGCGGCGTCCGGGTCGGAAGACGGGGAATCCGGAGGAAGCGAAGGCGTCCCGGCCGGCGGCGGCGACGACACGGGCGCCGGAGGCTCAGGCGGCGTCGCGGCATGCGCGACGCAGTGCGACTGTTAGGAGGAAATCATGGGCATACAGATCAAAATCGGAAGCTTTCTTTTGTGCGAGGACGGAGAGCGCTCGCTGAACGGCTCTCCCGTCGGACCGATCGACGGCAAGGGCGGGCTTGTTCCGGGAACGGACGACCGCGAATACATCGGCGCGGACGGCATCGAGCCGGAGCATGTCGGTTGCGACCGCAAGAGCCTGTCGTTCGCCGTTTCCCGCGTCTACTCCACGCCGGCGCTGGCGTTCGCCGCATGGGTGGCGATGGTGCAGCCGCCGACAGCCGCGAACCTCTCCGCCGGAGCGGTCCCGCGCGTGGGCGCGCTGACCGTGACGGACGGGGCGGCGGTGAGCACCGTCATGCAGCACGCGGCCCTGCGCTCGCTGGACCACGTCCAGGTCGGATGCGCGCTCGCGCTCCGCTACACGTTTGAAGGGTTTTGACAAGGAAAGGGGAACGGCGGTACAATGCGCGCCATGAAACGAGAAACGGACGAGTTCGACAGGATCGACCGCGGCAACGCGGCCTGCGGCTGGGCGGCCCTGATCGGGTCCGCGCTCGCCTTCGCGCTCGCCTGGCTCATCGTTTTCCGCGCGCCCTGACCGCCGGCCGCAATGGCCGACAACAACGAATACAAGACGGTCCTGAAGATATCGGCCGAGGGCGACCCCGCCGGGGTCGACGCGTTCACGGAGAGCCTCAAAAAGCTCAGGGGCGAGGCGTCCGGATCCGCGTCCGACCTCTCCAAGGCGGGCTCGCAGGCCAAGGAAGCCGCGTCCGGAATGTCGGAGGCCGCTTCCGAAACAAAGAGCCTCGGCGACGCGCACGAAAAGTCCGGGGAGAAGGCCGACAGCGCGTACGGAAAGACCCGCAGGGGCATCGAGTCCGTCAGCAAGGGCGTCCACATGCTGAACAGGCTGGTGGCAGGATTCGGCATCGTCGGCATGCTTAACAACGCCATCGGCCTGCTCAAGAGCCTGAAGGAGTGGCTGGATTCATCGGGAGCGGCCGCGCATAAGGCCGCGATGGAAATGGACAACCTGGCCAAAGCCGACACCCTGCGGCAGGCCAATGCCCTGGCCGACGCCCAGGAGCGGGCCGCCGCCGCGGTCATGCGGCAGGCGGAGGGCATGCGCTCGATCGCCGTCGCCCGGGCCTCTGAAGCTGATGCGGGATACGGGGCTGACCTCGCGTCCCTGGACGCCGACGAGCAAAAGGCGCTCGCCGAATCCACGGCGAAGGATAAAAACAACGAGGCCGGACGCGCCGCGATCTCGGCCGACTTCGCCTCCCGCCGCCGCACCCTCCAGCGCGGCCGCGAGCAGGCCTCCGCGAAATCGGCCATGGACCGGGCTGAGGAGAACCGGCAGACAGCCGAGCGTATGGCGGATACACGCTCGTCGGACGTCGGGGAGACCGCCGGAAAGCTCGCCGAGATTGAGCGCAAGATTGCCGAGGAGACGGCCCGCGGACAGGCAGCGTTCAATCCGGCAACAGCCCCCACAAGAAATATCTATAACGCGGGTCCGTTGGGCATACGGTCCGAAATTGATGTTAATGATCAAAAACGCATTGCGGCCGAGGTTGAAAGTAACCTGCGAGGTGAAAACGGACTCGTCAAGACGCGCGACGCCGAACGTAAAAGGCTGGCCGATCAGAAAGCGGCCTCCGAAGATGCCAGCAGGGCCGTTCCAGCCGCGAACGCGGCCGCTCAAAAGGCCCGTATCGATTATCAGTCGGTCGTTCAGAACGCCCCTCGGAGAGACGCCGCCCTGGACGCGATGGACGCCCTCAAGGTCGAGGATGCGCGGCGCAAGCAGTCCGAACAGTTCGGCAAGGATCAGGCCGCCGAAAAATGGAAAGACGTGCGCGACCGCGACCGCCGCGCAGCGGACGCGGCCCTTCCTGGCCTTTACAGGCAGCGCGGATCCCTGGAGTCCGAACAGATCTCGCTCGAAACGCGGGAGCAGGACAAGCGCGACGCGCTCGCGCGTCTGCGCGCCGACGAGGGAACGGCCAGATGGCAGGCGCAGCTGGCGTCCAAAGACCCGTCGCTTACCCCGCGCCAGCGCCGCGACCAGTCCGAGGCGCTCAACAAAAAGGCCGACGCAATCGCCGGCGAAGAAAAGCGCACCCTGGCGGCCATCGAAACCATCGAAGCCTCTTTCAGAAGCGTGGCGGAAAGAATGGAGCGGGTCGCCGCCCGGATCAAGTCCGTTGAAGAGCGCTCGACCGCCGGAGACGCAGACATTTACGCCCCATAAAGGAAGGAACATCATGAGCTGCACTTATTACGCGAGCGCGGTCCGATTTCAAAAACGATACAAGGCCCCGACGCTGACCCCGACGAGCTCCGCCTACACGGCGTCCGTGGCGGCCTGGCACGGCCTGCAGGCGGAGCCCTGGTACCGGGTCGCGGCAAACAAAGTCGCCGTTCTGACGCCTCACGAGACGGCCGGGGCGGGCGAGCCCGCCGACCGCGAATACTATGACGCCTACGAGCTGTGCGCCGAGCACGCCGCCGCGCAGCACCGGTGCTACGCGGGGATGACGGCCTACCGCATCTCGCTGCCCGACGCCGCGGCAGGCCTTTCCCTCGAATCGCTTTCGGTGAGCGTTTCGTGCGACCCGTACAACCGCTACGGGGCGCGCCTGGCGCTCGCGGCGTCCGCGTCCGCGTCCCCGTCCGACGATTGGGGCGCGTGCCGGGAAGGCGTCGCCAGCGCTTCCGGCGTCGCCCCGCGGACGACGTCTACGGACGGCACGCTGTGGTACGGTGCCACGGCCGATGCGACGATTTCCCCGGCCGGCGGGCTGGAGCTGCAGAAATACCTGTGGGTGTTCCTGTCGCTGGAGAACTACCAGCGCAGCCGCAACGGCTGGCTGGAGGGGTCCGCGATCCTCACGCCCGTGTTCACGCTGACGCTCGGGGCCGCGATCGACGGATATGATTCCGGTTCTGCCGTCGGCGGCGGTTACGGCGACGAGGATGCGTACGTCCTTTCGGCGGGAGGGATAATAATCGCTCCTGAAGCGGGCTTTCAGGCCGATTGCAAGGCCCGCGAAATCGCCTTGCAATCCGTCTGCATCGGCCATTCCACTTCCCGAAACGATCCGCCGTCCGCCGACGCGAAGGCCGCGCTGCCCGTTCTGCTGGCCCGGATCGCGGCGGCGGGCATGGAGGCCACAGACATGGCATCCCGGCCGCTGCGCGAATGGACGGCGAATCAGATCGGCCTGTCGTGTTCGATCGTGCGCCGCATAATCGGGGCGTCCGCTCCGTTCGAGCAACGGCTGGAACTAGTCGTTGCGCCCGTCGCGCTGCTCTGCGCGCTTCCGGTCGATTACGCCCCCTCCGTGGTCCGTCTCACTCGCCGCGCGGGGGACGGCGCGCTGCCTGTTTCAGGGGCGGACGTCCGGCTGTCCGTGTACTGGGCACCCTCGCAGGCCGTATCGCTGTCAGGCCTGTCGGCGTTCTTCGCCCTGCCGTCTTTCGCCTTCGGCGGGGACACGCTGACCGCGGGCGGGGCGACCGCGGAGCTGATCGGTTCGGCGGAACTTCCCGCCGGCATTCCCGACGGCGGATCGATTGCGATCAGGATATCGGGGATAACCGACCGGTGGGGAACCCTGATGATCGTCCCTTGGATCGCCCGCGTCACGGCTTCAGAGCTTGCGGTAGACGAGCCCGTCGGACTCGTCGGCGTTGATGTGTCGGAAAACGAAATCGCGGGGGCCGGATGGGTTCCCGACATTCAGATGGAGGTTTAAGATGAGGATTCTTATCGCTTTTTTGCTTGGTTTTTCTTTGATCGCCCGCGCGTCGGATATGACCGATTTCGATGGCGACGGGCTTCCCGACGTCTGGGAGGCCGCCTTCGGCCTGCGCACGAACAGCGCGGTCGGGGTGGACGGGCCGTACGGAGATCCCGACTGCGACGGGCTCTCGAATCTCGCCGAATACAGGGCCGGGTACTACAGCATCGCCGGAAACATCTACAGCAACGCCGCCAACGCGATCGCCGGCCTGTGCCCTACAAACGGGCACAGCGTCAACGCGGCGGTCTGGGATGCCTATCTGCGCCCGGAGGGAGCGTCCGCCTGCCTTCGCCGACTTTACGCGGATGGCGACTTTGTCGACGATTCATGGGAATCAACAAACGCTGTCGTATCGCTGGATACTTGGGACGACGCGACTGTCATCGGAGGGCGCACGGCATGGGACTTGTGCCGGTCCGCGTTCGCGCGCCGAACTCAGACGGTTGTCGCGGGGGTGTATTACCGGGGCGTTCGCGAGGGTCAACCGGCCCCGGTTGTCTTCCATTTCTTCGGGTTTCCGGAAATGAACGGCCGGCCGGACGCGATCGCTTCCGCCGCCTGTTCCGGAAACTGGGAAACCCCGTTTGTCGCGACTCTCACCAATTGGGCCGGGACCGTTCGGTCAGGGACGAACTACGTGTTCGCGTTCTTGGATCTGAGCGGCAATGGCGCGTGGGACGCCGGCGAGCCGTGCGGCGTGGCTACGCCGTTCGGCAACGACATCGGCTGGGACTACAACCGGATCAACGTTCAGCTCACCGATTACACGCCGGGATACCTGCGCATGGATCTGTCCGGGAAACGTTCGGAAGACGTGATTTCGGGCGCCGGAGCAAGTGGGGGCGGTGCTTCGGCGGCGACGTCCGCGCTTGAGACGCGCGTCCGCGTCTACAGGCGGTCGGTGGACAGTAATAACACATGGGATTATCTCGCGTTGGACAAAGTCATCAAATCGCCTCGCACGTATATCCATGAGGGCGACTTTATGGGACAGGGTGAGCTCGCTTTGGATTGGGGACTGATCGACGCACCAACAGATATGAACCGCCAGCATTTAGTATATCAGGTTTATATCGGGGACAATGAACTCACAACAAACAACACGCTTGTGGCGGCCTTTACCAACACGTTTGATGTAACGGCGGATGAGCGTGCCAAAGCTGCAGCAAACTCGCCGGTCAGCGGCAAGTATGTGTACTCGGCGCGTCCGACCTTCAAGTGGACCATGCCGGACCGCTATATCGCTTTTGCGATCGAGATCAAGAAAGGAGGTACGAATGGCCCGACAGTCTACGCGTCCGTCACGCTGCAGTGCCCTGTTCGCGACTCATCTTCGAGCGAGTTGATTTTTTCCGCGCCGATCTACCAGGGATGCGCATGGACAAATGGAGAATATTATGTTGCCGGAACATCTTATTGGTGGCGCGTGATCGCGCTGAATTCGAAGTTCACGCTGACCACCGCTCCGATCATATGGTCGGATTGGAATAGCTATTACCAAGCGAGTTCTTTTTCGCGCCCGTCAGCATGGGGAAACATGCCTCTGTCAATCTGCTATGCCTCATCTTATGCCACGGGATTGGTTATTGCGGAAGCTCACCGTTCAGCGTCTTTTACAGATGATCCGGTTTATAAGGTTTCATCCCCGTCGGATGGTTCTCTCACAAACATGGTTTCGGGCTTTACAAATCTTGTTTTCAGGGGAATCGCGGACGGGTCTTACTTTGTTTGTTCGTTTTTAGATTCAAACACGAACGGAGTTCGGGATCTCAATGAGCCATGGGGTTATTATAATAATTTTGGAGCATCGGGCATCGCCCCTTTTGATCCCCAAGAAGTTAGGATTCTTCACAATAGTTCATCATCCCTTCCCATTGTTATAGAGAATTCAACCCCCTGATTTCTCATTTTTATTTCAATTTTTCTCAAAACTCATTCCGAAATACATCATCAATCAAATCCCCGACATCCGCACCGCCCCCGCCTATATCACCGTCGCCTACGATGGCGTCGGCACCCTCACCGTTCGCATGAGGGCCAGCGGCAACGACTATACCTATACGGTCCCCGTTAATCTCGCAACCGCCCTCGGAGCCACCGATGCGTATGTTGGCCTCACCGCCGCCACGGGCGGGTCGCCCGGTATGCACACCTTCTCCGCCTTCACCTTTGACGCGGGCACACCTGCGCGCACCGCTGTCCGTCACGGCGGATCCGCCACCCTCGCCGCCTCTGAAACGCTCGCCGCCACCCTCCATCCCCGGGCGCGTCAGAACGGTTTTATCCTCGGAAAGCTCGCCTATGCCTCCGGCTCTGCCATCAATGTGTCAGCCGCCGCCGACGTGTCGGCCGCTGCCGCTGTCGATGGCCTGCCGCCGTCCCTCACGGCAACCAACCTCTGGCAGCTCAACGGCGTCGCGCGTTGGAAAAGTATGGGCGCGGTCGCCACCAGCACCAACTACGCCAACCAAGGTCCGGGTTCCGTTTTCACGGTCAACCGCTACCCCGTCTCTGGCTCATGGACAGCCAAATTCCACTACAATATGGGTTTGGCCAATGCAACAACGCCTGCGGACTACTTCGATTTCATGCTTCAGAACGAAAGCCAAGGTTCCGCCTACGTCACCGATCCTCCCGCCTCCGGCCTTGCCGTCCAGTGGCGCTTCTACGATGGCTCCATCCACTCGACGCGCCTCAAAATCTGCACCAACGGCGTCATCACCGTCATCACGGACGACATCGCGCCCACAACCCTCACGAACGGCATCCCCGCAGACATGACCGTCGCCTACGACGATACGGCCCACGCCGTCACGGTCACAACCATCCAGGCGAACGTCGGCACCAACATCACCGTCATCCCCAACATCAACATGCCGTATATCCTCAAAGGCGCCGGCTACGCTTATATCGGGTTTCTGGGACGCACGGGAGGCGCGTACTCCGAGAACATCATTTCCGATTTCTCGTTTGTGCGCACGGACGGCGCAGGGGTCATGGCCGCTGCCGCGCCGTCGTATCTCGCCTTCGATACCATCACCGGCACGGGACCGCTCGTCAAGCGCGGCAATGCCGCCTTGGGTCTCATCGGCGACGTTGACCACGCGACATCCAATCTCTCGGTCCGTCTCGAAGCGGGCGGCCTCGTCCTGCGCAAAGCCTCTCTCGAACCCATCGATCAGAATACCGGCGCACGCAGCGACTGGGTATTCAGCCCGCAGGCCCAGTGGATGGACGACAACAATCTCATGCCCTGCCCCGGCCTGAAGGACGCCTATGGTACCGTTACGTCTTCCCGGCGCATACGCGTGGCGGACGCCTGGACCGCCTCCTTCACCTTCCTGTTCGGTCCGTCCCGTCCGACGTCCCAGCCCGCCGATGCCTTCTGCCTCTTCTTCCACAACGATCCGCGCGGCTCCGGCTATGCGAACGGCAACGTCAGCGGTGCGGGTTTCATAGGCATGCAAAACAGCTTCGGCGTGAACTGGTATTTCTTTCCTGGCGATGCCAACGGCTGGAAAGACACCGTCCGACTCGGTCATAACGGCACATGGGACGGCAACGCCTTGGCGCAGTCCTTCGCTCCCCTCTACATCGCCAGCAACGTCACCGACTTCGTGGTGCACTACGATCCGGCAACCTCCAACCTTACCTCCGTCATGACGCAGGGGGCCGTTTCCGTTACCAACAGGTTCACCGGCGTCAACATTCCTGCCACAGTCGGCTCCGACTACGCCTATGTCGGTTTCGGCGGCGGCACGGGTGGCTCGTACTGGGACATGCTCGTCCGCGACTTCAAGCTGACCTACGACGGCGCGCGCTCCGATACGCTTTCCAGCCAAAGCTACTTGGCTAGCCTCGTGCTGCCCGACGCGGCCAACAACACGGTGGCGCTCGACTCCTCGATTGTGAACGGCACTTACAAGGTCACAGCGGCGACCGTCGGCGCAGGAGCGACGCTCGGCGTCAGCGCCGCATCACAGCCCGGCACGCTGAGCGTCGACTCGGTTACGCAGAGCGGCGACGCGACTTATGCGCCGGCCTCGGCCTGCACGCTGGCGCTCAACAATGTGGTCGGCGGCGCAACGCTTGTTAAGAGCGGTTCCGGCACGTTGGCGCTGACGGGCGCGGCGACCACCTATACCGGCAACACGGTCCTTTCGGCGGGAACGCTTTCGCTGAACGCGGCCCTGCTGCCGACGACGACCGACCTGTACGTGGCCACCGGTTCGACGCTGAACCTCGGCTTCACCGGCAAGCAATACGTCCATGCGCTCTACGTAAATGGCGTGGCCATGCCGGGAGGCCGCTATACCTCGGCGAACACGGCGTGGATCACGGGAAGCGGCATGCTGGTGGTCACCTATCCGCCGGTCGGAATGGTCTTTTTCCTGCAGTAAAATGACGGTAACCGAAAACCGCCGGAGCCGGGGTTAACCCGTCCCCGTGTTTTCTGGCGAAAAAGGACACTTCGCAATGAAAAAGCTAACAAGGATCGTCTGTTCGGTTTTGTCTATCTGTTTAGCCCCCGCACTTTTTGCTGCGGATGGGACGTGGACTTCGTCGGCCGGCGGCAACTGGAGCGATGCGGCCAACTGGAGCGGCGGCACGTTGGCCAGCGGATCGGGATCGACGGCGTATTTGACCACGGGAGCGGGAACGGTCACCAATGACACCACCGGTTTGGCTTTGTTGGGTCTTCAGCTTTCCGGCAGCGGGTTTTTGCTCACGGGCAAT